ATGACATACCAAAGTAAATATGATGTAACAACAGTGGACTTACCAGACTGTCGTGGAAGCTTAGCAATATTGAATCGTTTAGTATGGAAACGATTCACCATATCCTCTTGAAAATCATAGAGGTCAAATGGGATAACACCCTCATCCAAAGACACGATCTTAATATACTTCTTGATAAAGTAGATTGGATCTTTACTGCACTTGATAAACTCCTTCACCTGTTTAGGTGTGAAGTTTGTGGCAACGTTTGCTTTCTTTAGATTCGGGTTACCAAGATATATCTGGTTTTCAGCCATTTACCAAGGACCAGCCATTCCTGATGCAGCACCTGTGTCAGGTGGTGTTACATCATCGTTATCTATATCGTGAGTACCATCTGGATTATCTTCTACCAGTGTACCCTGTTCTCTACGTATCTCTCTTAGTTCTTCGAAATTCTTATTCTTGGTACCACCATCATATTCCCAAGCATATCCTTCCTCAATCATCTGCTCGTTAAGTGATGTCTCTTGATCACCAACATACAACCAGCCCAGGAGTCTACCATACTTACCCATACCACCTTTAAGTTCTGTACGGATTATAAGTTCATTATCTCCTGCGATAGTATCCTCTAGGGTATACTTCATCCAATTAGTAGCATCAATACCTAACGCCTTCTCTTCGAGGTCTCTTGTCCTCTTCTCTGGCGTATCAATTCCTGCAATTCTAACTCTTTCTTTCTTGTATAGATCGAAGCCGAGATCAATAGTAACATCAATAGTGTCGCCATCTACTACCTTGTCAATTGAGATCACTCGGAAGTTGTAGCAGCTCTTCCTGCTCGGAGGTGTCATCTTCCCCATAATTCGGATACCAGTTATCGTACTGAAATATGTATACGAGAACCACCCCAACTGCAACGATGAGGATTGCAACCATCCATATCACTGACCACACAATCATTATTCAACATAAGCAACGGTGGACAGGTTAAGTAAGGCAACAAATATCGCCGTCCATATGTATAGACGGATGAGCCAGACCATAGGAAGCATTTGCACTTCTATAAGTATATATGCCTAGGCATAAATATTCGTAAATGTATCAGCGAATACGGACCAAACTCTTATAAATAGAAGCAGCGAGGGAGAACAAGATGAACCCAAACCGCTTTATTATGTTGTCCAGTTAAGGAGATCAAATGTCCAACACAGTCCTCAGTTTTAATCAGATGGCAGAATGGAATCATCACGAAGGATCCTCTTATGAGGATAACATAGACGACTACTTTGACTGTCTGATCGAATGTGAGGATGAGCAATCAAGCTGTAAAAGAATCTGCAAGGAAGTCCTTGTATAGATCAGACCAAGTACACACAAAAAAAAGACCCGTTAAGGGTCTTTTTTAATGTCTTCTAGAAGTTCTTTGTCTATAAGAGATTGCAGCACTATTATCTGCTCCTTGAGCTTCTCATTCTCCTTTTCTAAAACTTCAATATGTTCTTGGTAAACAATAATCATATCTTGGAATTTAAAGTTTTCTTCAACGAGATCGGATAGGGATTTGATGTCAGGGAATGACATAATGAACTCGCTATTAAATATTTAATCATTAAAGATTCTCTTAATCATCTTCGACTGGATGACATAGAACGTAAACCCAGACCACACCTAGTATAATTATCGCAAGGGTTCTTAATGAACTAGGTGATGTATCTATCATTAATAGAACCGAGGAGTGCTCTCGATCTCAACAACGATAGCATCCATAATTCTATTGAAGGACTCAGACATCTGACGATATCCTGTTCCAACATACATCTGACCAATGAATACTGATACAGTAGCAGCACCCCAGAAGATGTAATAAAATTTACTCTTTACTTGGTGTCTGGTCTTATCCCAAGCAGGTGGTGGTGATTGATGTTCCATAATTAAATTCGTGGTATGTAACCTTTGGCTTGTTGGACTAGTGGCATCACATCGTCCTCAACTCTTTCTATTATATCATCAATGACGTTAACATCCAAATCCATAAAGGGTGGGATGATACCAAGGATACGTAATAAACCATCGACAAATAGTGCCAGGCAAATCAGACCTAGGATCATACTAATGATAGTTGCAGTCTTATTATGCTTTGCCATTAAAATGGTATCCATCTCCTTTGCCTCAGCAACGGCAGCCTGGATCAGCATATTCACCTCATCTTTCGTGTAGGTGACCTTTCGGATTTGGTCTTCTGTCATAATATAGTATTTAGTTCAGAGACTATAAAAGGATAGCACCAATGATGAATCCCTTACCAAATGATAACACAAGCATCTGGTAATCCGTCAACTTGAACTTGTCTTGAATCTTTTTTGCCCACTTCTTATCGAATTCTACTGCCTTATTGAATAGTAGTTTCGGATTAAAATTCCACATTACTCTGTACCTATAGGACCGTTTGTCTTATTGTGTCCTGGTTTACGAGGACAGTTAGCTTCGTGTTTAGCCATCCACCTTTCAGCATTATGCTTACCTCTGGGTGGAGTTAAACCACAGTACCTACACTTTAATTCCATCGTTCCATTCCTTAAATGAGGATTGACAATTTGGTGGTTCAGGGTCTTTATAACCCTTCATCTTCTTCCACTTATTATGTAGGGCACCCATCATCCACGATTGAGCAAGACTCTTAGGTCCATTCTCAAGTAGATCTAGTTCATATTTGCTAGAAGTGTACCCTTTGTACTCTTCTCTCCAATTGGAGTCATCAATCATAGTGGAACTTCCTATCCTTAGTTTTCTTTGGTAGTTTACCAGAACGGACTTTAGTGGATGATGTTTCACCATATCCACCAGGATGCTTACCTGCCTTGGTCTTACCGATAGACTCGGATTTCTTTCCGCTTTTATCAGTATAGTGCAGCTTAGCACTCTTGTCTTTATCTTTTGTAATAACAGACTCTTGACCGTGCTTACGACCTAGCCTGCGTGTAAGTTTACCAAATCGACGCTTAGACATCTTATCAGGCTTTGAGGTGTGATAGGAAACCTCTGTGCCAGTTTTACCATCGTCATACTTGTACTCTCCTACACCCTTCTTATATCCTATACCCTTCTTCTTAAGATCCTTCTCAAGTCCCTTACGCTTTTCTTTGTTCTTCTTCTCGTCAGAACCCCTGTCAGCACTGATGTGCCCTGTAACTTTTGTCTTTGACTTATCGATAGCACGTGCTAGACCACCCTCAGCAAGGAATTGCTTGAAGGATTTGATCTGTTCCGTACGCATATCAGTCTCAGCACCTTGAGATACAGCCTTGCGTTGCAACTGAAGTTTACGAAGATTAAGCATCAACTGCTTTTTATCAAGCATTTGCTTCTTCTTTTTTAGTGCAGGATCTTGAGTATCCATCAGCCACCTACAACTTGTACTTGTTCTATTACAACATCAGCAGATCCAGCAGTTAGTTTAACTGTTCTTTGAAGTTGTGGGACGGTATTTGCTATGATGTCTGCTTCACTTAAAGCATAGTCAGCAGAAGCACCACCTGAATTATAATCAGTTGTGATAGTGGTATCTGTTACAGCAGTAACCTTTTTACCATCAGCAGCTGCCGTTTCAAAGTTTGTATCAAAGGCAGTGTCACCACCATCTACGGTTTGAATATAATCTCCAACTGCAAACGTGTGACGACTTCCAGCACCACCATCGCAGGTTACTACCATCGCAGCAGCATCTGTAGCAGCAGTGATACCAATGTTCTTAGACTTTCCAACTGAAAGTAGAACTGCTCCACCAGCAGCAAGTGTTATTGCAGGACCAGCATCTATTTGAATTGTGGATGCTGAAGCAGCGTATGCACGTACTACACCAGACTTAACCACAATGTATGCAGATCCAGAAGCACTCACTGTCTGAGTATCTAATACATTTAAGACTGTCATTGTGACTTGATTCCTTTTACTAGACTATTTATCCTGTTGCGACTTCAGGAATTTTGCAAGATCAGCAGTAGAACCAACAAACATAGTATTGTTTGTAACGTTCTTCTGAGGGTTTGCTGGACCTTCTTCAACCTCTTGAAGTTTCTTTTGCAGATCCATTAACTTATCAGTAGTGTCTGCAATGTTCTTAATCATATTACCTGCAACTTCATATGCTCTAGGAGAGTCAGACTCTTGTGCAAGTTCTAATATACCATCAACAGCCTCTTGTCCCTTTTCAATAAGTGAATATAAATTTCCACGAGTATACTCATAGTCCTTAGTAATCTGCTCAAACATAGCAGGTTTAACGACTTCAGATTTTTCTTTAGGAACAATGGATGTGTTAACATCGAGGGCATCCTCAATGCCATCATATATCTTCATCGGTTCCTGTGACTGGATCTCTGGCTTTTGCATCAGTAAATTCACTGTAAATTTCATTGAATCCGAAGTTATCATCAGCCTCAGCAGTAATAGGATCTGGAGTGACTGTGTATCTAACTTCACGAGCAGCAGTTGTATCGACCTTAAGATGGGTGTCAACGATTGCTTTCTTGATAAGCTTATCAGTCGTGTCAGTGACAGGACCATATAGATAAGTCTTGGCGGTGAATGACAATGTGTAGATTAATGTTCTACGTGTTGTATAGTCACCTTCATAATCATCCTCATAATTAACTGAGTTAAGCGTGATAGGAAAATCTTTTTTCTCACCAATAGCATCTACCAAGTTAACTGTGATGTTAAACATCGGTTGAAACACTGGTAATATCTGTTCTAGAATCTGTAAACCATCATCTTGATTCTTAGATAGTATTGCTAACTCAAAGTCAACGTTATAAGGCACAGGCATAAATGACTTTCTTGTTTTGTCATCAGTACCTACGTGTCTAATTATCTGAGTAGGGGATACTTTCCTTGCATTATCATATGAAAATCCACTGATCTCAAATGATATACGTGGCAAAGTAATCTGTACTTGCTTTTGATCAGCAGTACCTGCTTGTGCTAAACGTGCTAAGAATTTGTCCTTGGGACCATAAGCTAGAGGTACCTTCATCACTTCTGTCTTAGCTCCTTTGACACGCTTCAATTCAATGTTATTGAAGATAGTACCAAAAGATATGACAGTCTTTCTGAAGATTTCGTTGTATGAGTATGTTCCTAACATTAGCTGCCCTGTCCGAATTCACCGAATGGATTACCTTGACTGAAGTCAAGAATACCATCGGCTTGAGTCTCAAAGAATTGATTTTGATCAAACTCAGAGTTAGTATTATTTAGGGTATTATATGATGATGTAGTCCAAGCAGCACCAGATGTCTGTCCAGTAACTGTTTCTGGGATAGTAAAGATGCCAGTTCTATTGTATATCTGAAGCTGTCTGTTGGTTGCATCCCAAGACTTAACCTCAGCACTTACATTAGATGTACCACCTGCTATCTGTTCACCAACAGTAAAGGTACCAGTACCACCTGTGGTGAAGTTGAGTGTGACAGTAGTAGCAAAGTTCCTCTCCACTTTGTCGATAGCATCGACACCTGTATCGAAGTCCTCGTCGCTGTACTCGTATAGTTCACACTTCAGACCCCAAGTATGAATTTTACCCAACTGGAAGAAGGGTACTTCATAGTCAACATATTGTATTTGAAATAACTTGCTTGCTAGAGGGAAGTAAACCAAGTCTCCTTCATTAGGTCTACCCTCAACAATGAGTGTTGTATTATCATCAACTAGTTCTGTGAACCTATCTCGTGAGATAATAAAATTAACCTGATCAGATATCCTTACACCAAACTTACTGTATAGATCTCCATCTCCACCAAATCCTTGAACGTTCTCTAAGTATGCTTCTATCAAATAAGCATCATCAAATTTAGACAACGAGTCTTCACCAAAAGCAGGATCTTCATCAACGATAACTCTAGGAATGTAATACACATCCGTACCGAACATTTTGATTTGCTCTTTAACTAAGTCTCCAACTAGGTTCTGTTCCCCAGTTGTACCCTGAGTAAAGTAAGTGTTAGTAGCCATTAGCCGATCATATCCATAGGTGGTTCTTCATAAGTAAGTCTCAACTGTTCTTCCAGTTTTTCTAGTTCCTCTACTGCATCACTATAAATCTTTTCACCGTTAAGAGTAACTCCACCTGGAAGTTGAACATTCTGGAACTTAGACATATTCTGTCCCCACTGCTTCTTAATCATAGAAGTTGCATAATCTTTCACCCAAAGTGTATTATAAATGCGTGTCCAATTAGCAGGATCAATAGCACTAACACATTCCATAACAACAAACTCACCTTCTCTAACATCAGTCAGAGTATCCATATCAATAAAGAGTTTACCATTAGAGGCATTAAACCTAGTTGGTTTCATTCCCTCTAGTAAAAAATTGATTGTTTGTAGGTGTGTCTGAATCATATAGTAATGATGAAACTGTGTTGATGTAAAATCAAACAGATCATTCAAACGTAACTGATACCTAATATCAAACATATTTGCAGTACCTTTATCTTGGAAGGTAAAGATACCATTAACAGCCCTGATATGATCAGGCATCTGTAAATAATTTGACTGTTGTTTAAAAACAGTACCTGTACTACCTGCTTGATCAGTGTCACTACCAGTCTCAGATATATCTGCTTGGAACCTTGTTAAGTCTTCAGCAGTAAACTGATGCTTCATATACATCTTTTCAGATCCACCAAAGTGAAACTCTTGAAATTTCTCAATGGTATAATCTAGAGCATCATCAGCTTGATCATCGGAAATATTAATTTCCAACACAGGCTTACCCAATCTACGTAGGGCGTACTCCTTGAGAGTTGCTTTTGAATTTGGTTGTGCCATTTAATTATCTTGATAGAGCAGCGAGTGCAGCCTTAAGTTGTGCAACGGTTGTTATACCAGCGTCATTACCAATAGCATTCAATTCAGTGTAGATACTATCAATGTCAGTATCATTGGTTCCTGCCTGTGTACCTTGAGCAGCAGTTGCGTATGCAGTGCTTGCAGTGGTAGCAGCAGTGCCTAAACCAAGAGTGGTTCTAGCAGTAGCAGCGTCAGCATCATCAATCAGAGTGCCACCGAAGGTGCTAACAGCAGACGCAGCGAGTGCGTTGTCAGCAGTTGTACCTTGAGCAGCAGTAGCGAATGCTCCAGATGCCTGAGTAGCAGCAGTGCCGAGTCCAAGTGTTGTCCTTGCGGTTGCAGCATCAGCATCATCGATCAAAGTGCCACCAAATGTGCTTACAGCAGAAGCAGCAAGAGCATTATCAGCAGTGGTACCCTGTGCAGCAGTTGCATAATCAGTCGATGCAGTGGTTGCAGCAGTACCAAGTCCAAGTGTGGTTCTGGCAGTAGAAGCGTCTGCGTCATCTACTAGGGTTGCACCATATGCACTAACAGCAGAGGATGCAAGTTTTGTTTCTACAGCAGTCTCAAGATCTTGTAGTGCACCCTTAGTGGTCTCACTATCAGCGATAGTAGATCCTGTGAAGGTGCCAAGGTCATCAGATGCAGCAGATACACCAGTCAATGTGATGAGGTGATCTACATCTAAGGATGCCTTAGTGGACTTGGTGAT